CTAAATTACATGTTTTTTCAATTCCCTCATCACATCCACTACTTTCTCTTCTCTCACCACTTCCCATGGTCTGACCTCTTCGCCTGGCAAAACATAATCAAATATCTTGCCGTCCCTGCGAACAATCATGACCGTGTCGCCTTTGATATATCCGTCATCTACTGCTTGTTTTAATTCTTCGTATTCTAACATTTTATATCCTCCTACTTGTTTGTTCGAAAAAAATTACGAAAAATCTCAAAAATCGGAAATTTTTAAAAATATCTGTGATAAAAGCAAGTATTTTGCTATCGAAAATCAAAAAAAAGAACCCTCATTTTCAGAACGTGTCTGCCTATAAAGGAAATGAGGGGATTGTCATCTGAATTTATTATACAATATTATCAATAATAGTCAACAAATATTATTATCTGCAATAACTATGTTTATAGATAAATTCAACATGTTGTATCTATATTTCTTAAAAAAACAAAAAACAATACAATATATTCGATTTTTTTGTTAAAAAATTTTTTTCGGGCAAACAAAAAAAACCAGCAGATCGCTGGGTTGAAAATACTATTTTACATTGCCCCACACTTCTGTGGTCTGGCCATTTTTACGAACCTTAATCGGCATCCAACGACGAATACCTGTGCTAGCTGAAATCCAACTAATCCATACGAAGCCGTTATAATCAACACGGACACGGTCATACGTCACTGACTCTCCTTTGTAGTACATGCCTTGTGTGCGACCGTTTAGGTTCGGCTCATTGCGGAAATAGATGTTTTCTGTGGCAGTGAATACACCCGTTTCCGCATATTCGCGAGCACCAGTGATAACACTAGCTGTTTTTGGTTGGGCAGTTGCTACTTTAGGGGTAGGCTGTGGTGCTACTACTGCTTTGCCTTGCAATTGCAATAGATAAGCCTGTACTTTACCTTTAAAACCGTCCCAGTTGCCATTATCTAAGATGCGGTGTGGGCAATACTTGCCAGACCAATCTTGATGCTTGCGGATGCGGTCAACGCCCCAACCCAACTGATGCAGGATAATCGCTGCTAATTTAGCTCCGTTATCCTCAGCTTTCGCATATTTGGGATGTCCAGGAGTCAGACTATAACAAATCTCAATGCCGATTGATTTACGATTGCCTGTGCCATTTGTGCCGTCTCCACAATGCCAGGCATTACGATTGTGCGGAATGGCTTGGATGGCCTGCTCATCATCCACCGCCCAATGATAAGATACTTCGTTCCAGTTGCCATTCATGTAACTGATTTCCGCTAAAGCAGACGCATTGTTTGCGGTATTGTGGATGGTCAACCATTGAGGGACCATAGCGTTTGGACACTTAATACCATACTTAGCAGCAGGCACAAGCATTTGAATCATTTTAAGACCTAGATTACTCATATTCTCCTCCTTTACCATCTAAATCATCCGTTTTCGGAAATTCGTGGTCAGCGATATTTTTTTGATAGAGTTCGTCGTTGAACTCGATTACTTCGTCAAATTGCATGATTAGTCCTCCTTTTCAAAATTAAATGCAATATTCCCCTCGCCCAAATCTACTTTCATTTCTTCGGGCTGGATAGTTCCAGTAGAAATTTTGCTGGCATCAAGGGCTTTAGGTTCGCTTTTAACTAATTTTTCAAGCGCAACAATCACATTAGCAAATATACTTGTATCCCCTTTTGCTTTACCGTAGTTTTCTACCAAGCTTTTAAAAGTCAAGATTAGATAGCCAACGTAAATTGTGTAAAGAAATGCCACACCCGTCTGCTCAGGCAAAAGCACCGACATTGGAATTAAGACTGTAAGCAAGATAATCCCCATCATCTTGCGAATAAGACCATTGATGCCAATTTTCGACTTGTACTCAATGTCAGGGTTAATCATTGCAGCAAAGGTACCCGACAGAAAATCAACGATTTCCATGACTACGATTAAGCTGAGCAAAAAGAGGACAAGACCGTCCTCTGTTGCAATAAGCTCGCGTAGAAAATCAAACATCCCTGCAGGATGCGGTGGCATTTTAGATAACGTCATAACCATTCTTTACGCCTCCGCTCCTGCTGTCGGGTCTGTCCAGTCTGGATTTCCGTTTTCATCAAATTTCATAATACAATACTCTTCGTTGAGCATGTCAGCAATATTAATTGTCGCAGCGGTACCGCCCCATTGGTTAAAAGCCCAGATAGTTTCCACGTCGACAAATTTGCGACGACCGTTTACGATTGCGGGACGTTTCTGCACATCACGGTACATATAGAAGTCTTGTGTCGCTGACTTACAACGGATAAATTCACCATTCTCTTTCATGTAGTGAAGCGCTGTCGCAAGGTCAAATGGTTGTGTTGTTTCTTCTAAGTTAAGCAATGTGTTGTCTGTAGTTTGAGTCATGATTATTCTCCTTCAATAATTTTCGCTGGTTTAGTAGCTTCGTCCAGTTGCTGTGTGAGTTCCTTAATTTCTTTCTGCAGACTAGCAATAGTCTGCCGTGCTTCTGTCAGCTGTACAGCTAACAGGTTCTTCGTCGTCATTTCCTCTGACAGTTTTGCAACGAGGTCGTTATTAGTCAAGCGTAAAGCTTGTGTGATTTGGTCTTGGTTCATAATTTCTCCTATAAATTTAATTCAAATTTCCAGTTGTCCCGTCTAGCTTTTATGTGTGTACGAAGCGCTTCGTTAAACTCAAAGTTGTTGTAAATAATGTGATTCCATATGTCCCATAACGCTGCCACCGCTGTATCCAATCGGACAGGCTTCGAATTTTTATCTGGAGCCACAAAGTGCTTAGACCAAATTTCGGACTCTGCGTTGATGTTGGCAGGGACTATACGTTGAGTGACAGAATTGATATTCCAACCGACATCGCCTTGTGCATGTCTTAATAGCGTGTTATCTCCATAAATCCTCACATTGTCTTCTGTGTTTATGTTGTTTGTGTTTTCTACAACAATCCCTGCAAATGTCGCCGAATTAAAAACTTCTCCTCCGTTCCGATTGCTCCCGATGATTGTTCGCGAGTAATTCCCTTCGGTTTCGAATTTTATAAATTGAGTAGGGTGTCCAGTATAGATACGTCTTATTGCAGCTACGTTTGTGTAAAAGTTAATTTTGCTTTCGTCGAAATTGACATCCATACCACCGTTGAGAGCCTTAGCAATACCACCAGCAATCTGCTTAGCTGACACAGCCACGGCCTGGACGCTCGTGATAAAAGCATTTTTAGCAAACAGTTGTTGCAAGTATGCCTCGTTTGCGGTCATCTTGTTGACAAACGCTTGGTCAAAGACCATCTTACTACCATCGATACTATCCGCTTTAATCCGCGCAGCATCCAGCGTACCAGTTGTGATTTTCCCAGCGTCTAAATTGCCAATCATTGCATTGTTGATAACACCATTGTCAATCAAAGTTTGGCCTGTGATGTGCGTCAATCGACCATCGATTCTGTTGGTACCATTGGCGAGTAAGTTAATTTGGTTTAATATCTGACCGCTACTAGTCAAGTTTTGGACTGCCCAAGACCCAGCCAACTGGCTGACCTGGTTTTGGACAGCGGATACGGATGATTTGTCAGCTACATTTGATTCCAGCGTCCCTACCCTGCTCAAAATACCAGTAGCAGTCTGTATAACTTGACTGACTGAGCCGTCAAGCGCCGAAATGGTCCGTGTGTGACTGCTGACTGTGTCTGTGACATTGTGCAGGGCCGTGACGGTAGCTAGGTCTTCTAGCGAAGGCGTCCAATAGTCTGGAAAGATATCACCAGTTGATACCATTAAAGCTCTCACATGGAACTTACCAGTTTTAACTCCATCGATTCTGACTTGAAGTTCAAACCCTTTTGAATGTTGGTACATCTCTTGAGTGACGGTAGAGGTTAGTTTGATTAACCGATAATTATTACCAGTTGTCAGATTACTGCTCCATTTATTGTATAAAGGGTGGTACAAATGCGAGTTGGCCCATACCCAGACATTTTGACTATTCAAGATTGGACCTTGGATTCTTATAGTACGAGTCGTCACCGCAGGGTCAAAGGTAATCTCATCCGCTGAGACATGAACATATAAATGAACTTTTGACCCAGCATAAATACCACTACTATCTCCAAATTGCACCCTTCCTAAAGAGGCTACCCAGTTACTATTGGCATTTATTGTCTGATAAGCCCCCCATCTGTCTGAAGTGCCAGCTATCAAATTACGGTGTGAAACGGATGTCGGTATCAGCGCTTTCGTCTCACTTATCGTCCGACTAAAACTATCAGCCGTCTCTTGTACAAGATTTTGCACAGTCGTAGATAGCGCATAAGGTTGCAATGCGCTACTTGTAATATAGCCACGGCCAGTGATATTACTATCAACATCACTCTTAGTCTGATAGCCTTTGCCAGTAATAGCCGACTCGACTTGTGTACTAGTCAATCGCTTGTTAATCTCTTGTGCATTTTGAGTGATTTTGGCACTTGCAGTGTTGATTTTTCCATCAAGCGTCTGTGCACTCGAAATCAATTCTTCCAACTTCCCATCAACTGTATTTTGATAGGTCGCTAGATTTTGCTTGGTAGTGTCAGCTGTAGTCTTAACCTCATTAAGTTTTTGAGTAGTGCCACGGGCATCCTCTGTGTAGGTCGATTTAGCCACGTAGTTAGCTGAGATTAACGTTCGCTCTGCCTCCAACTGTCTCGCTGTCTCCTCCCGACTAGCCGTCAGATATTGGCTGGCTCGTGTACTTTCGCTGTCCTTGTAAGTCTCAAGGCTTGACAAGCGAGTTGAAAGCTGTGTCGCTGTCTGCTGGGCGTAGGTCTTGGCTTCAACAGCCTTGCCATCTGCCAGTTGGATTTGACGGGATAACTCAGCGCTAGATTCCTCAGCAGTACGCTTGTAAGTTGCAATTTCTGAGCGTAGGTCTTCTTCGGCAGCGTGTGGTGTCGTAAGCAATATTCCCATCTTCCAACTGCGGGTCACGGATATAGAGCACATCTCCAACCTCCCAATGACCGACCTGAAGATAAAAAGCAAAGTTATGCCAACGGTTAAATTGCACCTTACGACTGCTTGTATACCGCTTCCAACCTGTCGTCACGTCAATCAATTGGCTACTTGCATCTTCAAACGCTTCACAACCATACTTTAGGCGGACAGGTTTCGAACACTTGATATCCACCGCAAACGTCATCATCTTACCTTGCCAGTCGGCGCCTCTAAGGTCAAAGAAGTCAGCCACCATACCGCCTGTGCCAGCACCTGTACAAGTCGCTTTCAGGTGATAGCCACTTTTTGCCATAGCATCCACTACTCGCTCAAACTTCCAGCTGGATGTGTTGGTAAACAACCTGCCCAGATTAGCAAAACCAAAATCACGGATATAGTTTCGCCCACCAACCTGCAAACTCTCAAACCGCTCCGTCACCCCGTCAATTCCACTCTGCAAGTCAGCAGTCTTACGATTGATGCTATCAATCTGCCCTGTCTGAGCGTTGACGATCTGTGTCAAAGCGTCGTATTGCGTCCTCGTTTGGCTCAGATTGTCCTCTATGGTCTTTGTCCGACTAGTAACACTAGCGATGTCTCCCGTGGCTTTAGAAACCGTTTTAGACAGCTCTGAGACGGTCATCTTAGTGCTATTAGCGGTAGTTTCGACACTTGCTACTCGATTGGTCAATTCCGTCTGTGTTTGCGCCTGAGCAAGTATAGTCTGCGCCTGAGACATAACATCTGTCCGAACCGTACCAATAGACCGCTCTAATTCGAGCGCTTTGGTATTAGCTTGACCAATGGATTGATTAAATGCGTTTCGTACCCGCATTAAATCTGTTACAGTTTGTTCAGCTATTTCTTTAGCCGAAGTAGCCTTAGCTAGTACATCTGCTATTTGACGGTCTTGGTTTTGCTGGGCGAGTTGATATTGACGGTCAGATTCAGCGAGCTGTCCATCTATCTGTTGTTTGATATTATCTGCATACGCTTCTGCTTCCGCTTTTGATTGCTCGAGACCATTATTGATGGATTCAACACGCTTGTTAAATTCAGCGTAAAAGGCTTGGTTGGCATTTCTGATAGCTCTCTCAACTGCAACTTCTTGAGCATTTCGATTAGCATTCAAGATCACATCAGCAGCATTAGACACGCCACTAGATACACCAGAGCCACCAACACCAGGTTTATCATCAAACGTGATAGAGATATATTCTTCCGTCAAAGCGTTGTATTCATAAGCAATGGCTTTCTTGTAGATGTCTACATCGTGCTTCCTGCTTTTGATGTTGACTGTATCGCCCAGATGGATAACTTGCCCATCAAGCTCATAGGCCTCTATTTTCAACTCGTCGGTAGGCTTATCGATATTTTCGTACTTGAATTTTCTCTCAGCCCACTTCCGAAGTTCTTCAACACTGTGAATATCGTTGTTCTGATACTCTTTTTCATTGATATATGGATAATTACCAATTAGAGGACTATCGACCGTTACGCTAATAGTAGTTTCTTCCTCAGCCCCTTCCGCTCGAAAAGTAGAACGGGCATAGATGCGTGTGACTACACTTTGAGAGTTCTTGGTCCGTTGATAAGACTTGAGATTTTTGTGAGTTGTGATGACAACCCCACGATCAGCACCACGGTTTCGCTTGACCGACAGAGCAAAGTTGTCGCGCACTAGCTCTCCCTCCCACGTACCGACAATACTGTGTTTACCGTCCATCAGGACGGTGTAGAGTGTTTCAACTTCATCGGTAGTGAAAGTATGGTTATCCGCAATGTCACTCGTGAACGAAAAATTCCCAAGATCAGTCTTGGCATTTTGGACCATCTGCGAAAGAGCTATGAAACAACCTTGTCTAACCACGCTCATCGGATTGATAGACCGCTGCATAATATCATCGGTAATATGGTATGCAGTGATGTCTAGACTATCATCGTTCTCAATAGGTTTCTTGATTCTAAACAGTTGAGCGCCCAGTACGGGCACAGGTGCCTTTATCAACATATCCTCTTTGATAAGCTGATAGATACCTGAGTCGGTGATAGGATAGTGGACAGTCAATACAAACTCGCCGTTACTTACTTCTTCAACAACGGCTGAGCTTGCCTCATGAAGCGGAATGCCATTCCATTTGACCGTTCTCACATCTTTATCAAGTAAATAAAGCAACTATGCCCACCCCCAAACTGTTTCAAATTTCAATGACTGAATCCCTGGTCCCAATACCACACCAACATTCTGTCCCTTGGCAGTATCGACTGTGATAAAATCTCCAGACCACTTAATCAGCTTGCCACTAGTTGTCTTAAAGCTAGGATTGTCAGGATCATTGACCATCACAAGCGATTCTGAGAGCTTTTCAAGATGTATCACTTGATTGTCCACCGTAAACGAAGTCTCAGAGCCACTCTGACCAATCACTGTAATCTTTGGAAAAGCAAGTGCTGAGCCTTTAACCTTCAAGACCCCGTTAGCAGTCAATGTCTGTGTATCAGTTGTCTTAAAAAATTTTGTAGGGTGACAAGTGAAAGTCACCTTGGTTGAATAAAGACCAGGTTTTTCTTGCTCAGCATCCGTAGCACTAGCCTTGTAGCACCAGAGCCGTGTAGTCTTCACACGCTCATTCTCAAGCCAAAACTTCTCGCGGATAAACAAGCTCATGAACTTGTTCAATTGCTCCTCTGTTGGTTTGACAAGATAGATAGTGTAGGATTTTTCAATCAATCTGCGGTGTTTGTTGGTCTGCACAATCGCTCCACTGATGCCGTCATGTTCCAGTAGATTTGTCTTACTGTCGCCCAACGTGACAGAAGGGGACTCATGCACTATCACTTTGAAAGGGAAAGACGATGTCTTCACACCGTCAATCACTAGTTCGTTATGCTTAATCATGCTGTCCCTCCTCTCAATTGTGTTTTACGTTGCAGCTCATCTGCAATACGTTGAGCAACTTGATTGGCAATCTTTGTGATGTCAGCTTCTTCACGGACAACATTGCCTGTTATGGTGATGTTGATGGTTGGTGTATTACCTCCCATTGTCTGAGCGATACCACGGCCAATGGCTCCGAGTGTCTTATCATTAAGCGGTAAGATAGCTTCATTGCCTGCCTCACCACCAACCATAAGATTGTTGCCGTTCATACCAAATGCTGTCGGCTTGGTCAAAATACCACCCTTGGCATACCATTCGATGCCAATTTTAGGCACTCCACCTTTCAGCCAGTCAAGTGGGTTGGCTGACCCAGAGATACTGAAATGTGGCAAAGGAATGTGGGGCCAACGGATTTGGAAGTTGAACAAGCCCTTAATAGCGTTGATAGCGTTTGAGACAGCATCTCTTGCACCGTTGATGGCATTGGAAATACTATTCTTGATACCATTCCAGATGTTTGAAACCGTGTTTGATATCCCATTGAGGATATTGCTGACGGTTCCTGAGATCGCATTCCAAATGTTTGAAATCGTACCAGATATACCACTCATCACATTTCCAATATATGATTGAATAGCGGATAGAATCGTCTGAACAATGCTCTGAATACCATTCCAGACAGTTGAGAATACTCCCTTTATCGTTTCCCAAGCACCAGACCAGTTTCCGTTGATAATCTGCATGACTGCTGTGATAATACCTAGGACAACGTTTATGGCCGTTTCAACAACCGTCTTGATAACTTCCCAAACAGTTGAGATAACCAGTTGAATATTGTTCCAACTAGCTTCAATAAGTGGACCAAGTATGCTCATGACAGTCTGAATGACGGATTGAATGGCATTCCAAATTGTCTCAGCGGTTGCTCGAATCAATTCCTGATTCTCTGCCCACCAGGTAGACAAAGTCCCCCAAATAGACATCACAAAATCAGATATTTGCTGAACAATCGTATTGATGACAGACATAATGGCATTCCATATCTCTGTAACAGCGTTTCTGAAACCTTCGTTGTTTTGCCATAGATAAACTATTGCTGCAACTAAAAGACCTATTACAGCTATGACTCCTAGCACTGTCCCGACAATTGGAGCCATAGCTGTGACCACTCCCATAATTGACGGTAATAACGTAGAGAACCCGACGGCTAGCCCAATAATGATTGGGAGTAACGTTCCAGCAGCTGCTAAAACTAGACCAATGATAACAATGAAGTTTCTCACAGGGCTATCTAACCCATTAAACCATTCAACCACGCTCTTCAATACATCAACTAACACTTCCATGATTGGGGCTAGCACCTCTGATATAGCGTTCCCAATATCAGCCATGGCCAGTTTCGCTTCATTTTGAGCGGTGGTGAATCTATCTATCGGATCCAACGTTGCTTCATACGTCGTACTGACAACTCCAGCTACATTCTCAGCAGTTCCTGCCAAGTTTTCAAAAGAAAAAGCCCCACGCTTAATGGCATCAACCATTCTAGGTGCTGCTTTCGTACCGAACACTTCGGATGCTATTGTAAGAGCATCTGTTTCAGATGTACTGGATTTGATTTTATCGATGGTTTCAGCAAGTCCCTCTTTCATGGTCTTGCCGTCTTTCGCATAGTTGACTGCGGCCTTCGATAAAGTACCTAATGCAGCAGATGAGTCCACACCAGCTTGCTCAAATTGTCCGATGAGAGTCACACCCTCATCAAATTCCAGTCCAAGAGCTTTGATTTGTGGTGCCCCATCAGTCGCTTTCTTCATCAGATCATCAACTGACACTCCTGTGGATTGTGCAACGTAGGTTGTGGAATCCAGGACATCACTCAGCCAATCTACAGAAAGACCGTATGCCTCCAAGGCTCTTTTGGAATTGATAGTGCTATTCGTAACATCAGAACCATTGATTTCTGCGAACTTTATCATATCTTCAGCGGTCAACTGAAGAGCTTCTCCCATCAAACCAAACTGGGTGTTGACCTCACCAACAGCACTGCCTGCAGTTTCAAAGTCCGTAGGAATGGACGTTGCTACGTTCTCGGCTATTCCTATCATCTCATCAAGAGCTTGACCTGTAGCTCCTGTCTTTGTGATGATAGTATCCATGCCAGCATCGACTTCTCTGAAGGCTTCCAGTGCATTCTGACCAAGCTCTATCAACTTATCACTGACTTGACTGAGCTTATCACTAAAGTCCATGAGCAAGTCGGCTTTGAGTAATTGGTTGGTTTCCGATAAGTCCGACTTAACACTAGCACTAGCCCCAATCATCCCATTCATTTCCGACTGCAACCCATTGAACGCTGCCTTGGTTTCGTTCAGGGATTTCTCTAGTTTGTTCGCTTCAGTAGAGTTCTCACCGTACTCACTCTTCGTCAGCTCAAGTTGACGCTCAAGGTTCGAGATTTGTTTTTCGACAATCTCGGATTGAGCAGCAATCTTCTTCTGAGCAAGGGTGACTTTCTCAGACTCTGAAGCGTTCTGACCGAGCTCACTCTCTTGTAGTTTAAAAGCACTGGTCACTTTGTCCATTTCGGATGCTAACTGGCTCTGCTCACTCTGTAGGCTGTTCAGTTGGCTGACATTGGTTTCTACAGCTTGACCATTATTGGCCAGAGCTCGATTGACATTTTCAAGCTTATTCTCATACCCCTTGAGAACATTTTGAGTAGTTTCCAGTTCACGTTGGAAAGCACGGTACTGATCAGCTCCGATATCTCCATTCTGGAATTGCTTCTCAACCTGTGCTTGGGCTTGTCTCAGAGTTTCAAGCTTCTCCTTGGTATTTGAGACCTGCTGTTGTAAGACTTCCTGTTTCTGAGTCAGCAAGGTTACATTGCCAGTATCGAACTTCAAGGCTTTATCAATCTGTCTCAGCTCCTTTGTTGCTTCAGTAGCATTTTTGTTGACATCTTTCAGGGCCTTCTGCAAGGGTTGCGTGTCGCCATCAATTTCAATCTTAATTCCTTTGATATTACTTGCCATTTGTTTCCTCCTTTCCTTTGAAAATTGCCGACCCTCCCACCTCAAACGAAAAATAGCAGAGCTCACAAGCTCATCTATGACCGAAAGTCCACTTATTACAAGGAACTTGACGCTAGAATCACTCTCTCAGCACTGCTAATTTCTTAAAAGTTGTCAAAATCTTCTTGAGTAGCTTTTCTTTCGCCACCCGTATCTTTACTGCGTAAATTCACATAATCCGTCTGATAATCCAGAGCCATTCCGATTGAAATATGTTTTAAATCATCGATGGACAGACCAGTCTCTTTACAGCAGGAAAGATAGGACTCTACCGTGAAGATTTCATCGCTTGCATCTTCTGACTCATCTGGTGCTTTTTTGTGGCCATACTCGCATTCAACATTTCCATCAGGTCTTGTCCGATTTCTTGGACAGGGAACTCTTCCATTTCCATGAAGAATTGAGCATAAGGCTTGATACGAGGGTTGGCAGACTTGGCAAAGGTCCAGAAAAGACGATTGAAGAAAGTCATGTCAAAGTCAGCAAGAACAGACATGTCGATATTGCTGGCTTGCAATTCCTGACCAGGTTCCAACTTATCCAGTTCAGACAAGAGTGCTTGACTGTTCAACATTGAGAATAGGTCTTGGAAATAGTCCTTACCAAACTCTTCCTTGTAAGCAATCGGAGTATAGCCATTTGTGGCCAACTCATACTCCTGATCACCAATCGGAATAATTTTACGCATGCAAGACCTCCTTATCCACCAACTGCAGCTGGTTCATAGACTTTTTTGAACCAATTATCATAGACTTCTTTCTTGTCTGCCGAAGTGACCGAGCGTTTCACTACAGTATCAAGCGGACGCGGGCTAGCATTGAAGGTTAATTCTCGCTCATTGACACTTGTACCGCTCTTTGTCTTAGAGCCAGTTGCTGGACGGCTAGCAGAGCAATAGTAGAACACATGTCGGGTCTTATTCTTGTCCCCTGAAAATTCAAACATCAAGGCAAACGGTGTTGGCTCGGCATCGCCTTTTTCTGTCAATACACCAGTCTCAGTGTCTTTGATTTCACCAAGAATCTTGGTAGCAAATTGATCAATGATGTGAGGTACTTTCCATTTACCCTCATAACCTTCGTTAGCATTCATGAAGTGATAATCAATATCATCTGCTTGAATAGCACCTGATTCCCCTTTTGGTTCAAGAGTGATTTCCATTGCACCAGGGAAACGGAAAATCTCTCCGTATGTTAGCACCCCTGTCTCAGCACTAATATTAGTAATTGGTGCAACGTGTACATTTTTCAGACCATAGGTCACTTTATTTTCCATGTCATTCCTCCTCTAGTAGAGATAGACTGTGTAAGGCTTGACATAGAGCCTTTCAGTCTCAATAAAAGTTTCTTCTTGAGCTTCAAAAAAGAGCTCATGGTTAGACTATAGCTCTTCCAAACGCTCCTCCAAATCCTCATCCTTTCTCTCAAATGCCAACTCAACAACCACTGACTTAATTTCGTGGTTCCTTTTATTGTCGGCAGAATTGACAATAGGATTAGATTCAAAATACACAAGGTAAGGCATATCAGGGACATTTCCCTCTTGATATGCTCGATAGGTTACAGGCAAACCAGCCTGTTCCAAAATTTCTGCAAATTCTGATAGCTTCATCGACCAAGCTCCTTAATCCGTTTTTCAAAGTTTTCTTTGACCTTCTCCTCGACAGGTTTGATATGAGGTTGTGCTTTACTACGGCCGCCATTTCGTAACAAGTGACTGTTTTCCAGTAAGTGAGTAAGTCGGTAAGTTGGTGCAGCATTGTGGACCACATAAGACCCCTTAGCGTTCTTTTTAAACCGCCAATTCTTTGCGTACTTACCATATCTTTTAGGACTAGTCACTTTCAGTTCGTCCACGGCTTCACTGGCCACATCTTCAGCAATAAGGTCTACTTCATCTTCTATCTCGGATGAATACTCAGCTAAAGCTTTAGCAATCTCATTGGCTAAGTCCTTACTCATGATAATTTCTCCGTCAATGTCAATTCCAGAGTTTCAAGGTCAATTGGATAAGTCTTGATGATACGGTATCTTTTCCCTTCGAATTCAGCCAACTCTTGATTGTCATACTCAAAGTTGCGAATATCAACTACTAGGCTTGGACGAATGCCTGCCTGGTTGGCTTGGTAAAACTCTGACCTGGTGATTGACTTCTTGCGACACAACAGAACAGTCTTGACTTCCTCAATGATGTTCTGTTTCAATTTGTCTTTCCCAGTGATTTTATTTGCTATCAGAGTGATTTCATGATTCCACATCTTTATCCTCCCGACTAGCTGAGATTTGCAGATTATGCAATCGCCATTGAAGGTGACGTGGCATATCCACCCCACCCTCATAACGATACGCAGCAAAATCAACCACAAACATCTCATGATCAGCTCTGTTAGAGTCTAACTCAACACCGAAAGTCTGCGATAATTCAGAAATGACGCCATCAAGAATTTTCTCCAACGGCTTATCCCTGAGAGTGGTTGAAATGCCTAGCTTCAGTTTAAGCAGTTCTAATAGCTGATCAGTGTCCATGACTATTCCTCTGCTTTATTAGTGGTACGTTTCCGCTTTGGTTTTTCTGCCGGAACTTCCTCGGCAGACTTGTCACCCTCTGGAAGGTCTGGCTCTTCTTCAGTAGATTTGTCATCTTCTGGAAGCTCTGGCTCTTCTTCAGTAGACTTATCGCCTTCTTGAAGCTCTGGCTCCTCATCAACTGTAGTCAAAAAGATTGACCCAGCTGAATTTGATCCAGTCAGCAAACCTTGGATGAAATCATCCGAAGGTTTGTGACCGTCGCGAGGATAAGTTTCATCCAAAGCGTAATCATGTTTGTTTGGGTCTGTTAAGTCCTTGAAAGGACGGATAACTTTGTAAACCATTGACTACCTCCTTACAAAACAGCGTCGGTGTAAGTACCAAAGAAACCTGCGTCGCCGTCTGTTTTCTTAACATCCAAACGGATGAACAGGCCAAGCAATTGACCATAGATATCGTTATTAACCCACTTCACTGATACCTGTAGGCGATCAAATAGTGTCAAGAATTGCTCAATATCCCCAATGAAGAACTTCATATCACCTTCGTCGCCAAAGATGGTGTCATCAACAGTGTAGATAGTCTTGCCACCAAATGAATACCCAGTTGGAGAAGTCACGTCAGGTTGGAGCATGTAGTCGCCATTCTTGTTCTTCACTTTATCTAGAGCATTGAACATTGACTTGGTGACAACTAGACAAGTGTTATAGACCGCTTTCAGCTTAACGTTGTAAATGTTTTTCAAACCATCAAAACCAGAAGCATTTGCCTCGGTTGCTGTTTTCAAAACAGCAGCGATAAGAGAAAGTTCGGTATTCTCTCCTTGGTTGAAAACTTCGGCTTCAACAATTGACATAATGTCGTAGTCTGCATCGTCAATCATTTCCTGAGAAACAGGGATGTAGCCGCGATAAGTTTCGATTGAATAATCAATCTCGTTGATAGACGGTTTTCCAAGTTCTGGATTGTCTTTCAACTCCTTAACTGACACCATTTTGTTATCTGTTTTCTTGATCACTGGATATTTACCAGAACCACTTGAAACCTTCACACGCTTAACCAAATCTAACAATGGATTGCGAGTTTTATCAACAAAGTTTGGTTGAAGTGTTTCAACTGGGATAAGGGCTGCACTGCCTGAGTCTGTAGTTTTGAGCCCGTCAATTTCACGAGTTTGTCCGTATGAACGGATAAACTTAGCAACTGCTTCACGTTGGTCCATTTTCTTCTTACCTCCACGGTCTTCGCTGCCACCATAAGTAGGGGCTTTGCGGTTTTGTTCATCGATTTGCTTTTGAAGGTCCTCGATTTCCTTTTCCAATTCAGTCTTTTCAGCTTCTTTTGATTCCAGTTCTACTTGAAGTTCTTCAAGTGTTTTCTCAACAGCTGACACTTCTTCCTCAGTCTCAGCACGTTCCAACTTCTCTGCTTCAAGAGCAGTACGTTTCTGCAAGTCCTTGATGGACTCTTCAAGTTCAACTACTTTCGTAGCTTTAGCTCGCATACGAGCACCAAAAATTAGAGCTTTGTTCATAGCTTAAATTTCTCCTTTATTTCTTTTTTACGCTTATCAAGCATTTCACGATTTGCACGTAGTTGGCTTTCAAAGTCCTTCTGACGTGCAACAATTTCAGTCTGTGGATATGCTGGGAAAGTACAAGGACTAACTTCAAAGATTTCAAGGTCTAAGATAGTGTCCAGGTAAGAACCGTCATCACGCTCTTCCGTGTTGATTTTGATTGGGAAGAAGCCAAAACTACAACCAATCACATCCCCACGTTGAACACGAGCATAAGCACCGACCGCTTGTGGGTCATCCTTGTTGATGATAATATCGCCAAACAGACCAACATCATCAACACCGAGCCGCACTGTGTCATTTCCAGTCCGACCAAGTACCAAACTATGGTCATGGTTAAATAAGGCACGGATGTCGGCATCTTTAATAGCCTTCTCAACACCCTCACGCTTAATCACTTCAAAATAACCAGGCCAAAGTTCAGTCTCTTCATCGAATTTGATAAAGTAGCCACTCAAAATCAAATCGCCGGACTCTTGTTCCTCACGAGTTTGAAATTGTGTGGCCATGTAAGCCTTACGTTTCTGCATCGGTATCTCCTCCTTCCTTGTTTAATTTGCTCTGATTGCCTAACTCACCCTGTGGCAGATAGTTTTCGAGAACAATGATGTCATCCATTTCAGGATCAGGAGTCATGCCAACCCAATCTCTCCACTCATTTCGACGCATAGCAGCACTGTTTGTCATCTGTTGAGCAACAGTTGACAACTCTGTAATGTCGTAAGAATAAAGCGACCGTGGGTTGAACTTGAAATAACGATTGCTAGATACCAGCAAATCCCTTGTCAACGTCTGAGTGATCGTTGTAGCAATGCTCATGATGGTGGTATTGACAAAATTGTTGTATTCTTCCTTGTTAAATTCTCCAACACCCAAGATGAAAGCTGGCACTCCCAAAAGCCCAGCTACTGTTTTCTTGTCAATCTCAACCGATTCATTCAAAGCAATGTCATTCAGATTCAACGGTTTGACTTGCTCAACTTCCATAAGAGCATCAGGTATAATCCACGGCTCTCCTGACTGGCTTGTGGATAGATACTTCTTGGCAATCCTGTCACGGCCTTCTTGACTGCCCAACTCATCACTGGATGAATCGACCTTGACAATCAAACTCGGAACATTCTTGCCACTCATGAAGCCTTTTTTAGTCTGAGTAGCCAAGTTTAGGTTGCGGACAATGTCCTTCAAAGCCAGCCGATACCCTGTTCCGACATAAGGGCTGTCTGGATCAGGATTGATTGCAAAGTGGACAACATCATCTGGCTCGTATTCCCTACCCTTGTAGCAAATCACATAGTCTAAGTCATTGGACTTAAAAGAGACCTCATCCATCGGGAAAGGTCTCAAGTTTAGTATGTAGTCTGTCACAGGGTCATATTCGACATGGAGGACAGAATTACCGTCGCCATATAGCAACAAGTCACGAACAATCTTGAAAATCCAAGTCTTCCTGGTCATGTGTGCACAAGGATTGATATCAATTTTCCGAGCCAAACCATCCTTGATACGAATATCACCCTTGTCTGTATTCTCCATCAGGTGTATGGTCATATTCGACACCATATCAGCAATCTTATTGACAGCCAGTATCACATCAGGATTTCTAGCAAGCGGCACATAACCATCACCCTCAAAGATAATTCCAAAATCCGAGTGATTGAGCACCGACACGGTAGACTGCGACTTGCTCCTCTTACGGAACCTATCAAAGAAACCCATTCTTTCTCACCTCCTTTCTAACCTAATCAAAGAATTGCATCACATTCTGGTTCTTACCAAGATTAGCAAGAGCCTGGATACATGCAAAGACACTGGCATCGAACAAGTCAATCCTTGCTGTACCACCGTCACCGTCTAATTTTTCGTATTGCACCGCATCGTCCACCTTCTCAATCGCTCGGACATTGCTGACACAGTATTCATAGGCCTCAGAATGCAGATAATAAAACTCTTTATTCTTAACCTTGAACTCAATCCGTCTGAAGCCTTCTGATTTCAGATAGAAAAGTTGTGGCTGGTCAATCATCTTGAACTTAGCCTTTTTCATCTTACTCAAAAACTCACGACCAAACTTTCTATCCATACCGACAGCAGCAATCTTGAAGCCTTTCTGTCTCATCTCAATGAACCACTTCACAATATCATCATAGAGTACCGTTGGAGTATTGCTCATTGTTAACCAACCGTCCGACTGCCAACCAAAAAGCGGTATGCCGTCATCATTGGCTTTCTTCTGAGCGTTGACACGAGGGAAGAAAGCGTGAGTGATACAGATGTCAATGTCTTTCTCGCCGTCATTGTAGATGCCGTAGAGTGCAGCGGCTGTCAAGTCATGTAGCCTAGACAAGTCCGCCCCTCCGTACCACTTAATCGGCAATCGTGCCAGCTCTTCCAAGCTCCAATCATAACAATCATCACTAGCGATAAACTCGTCAGGATTGAAGTAGGCATTCATAGAGTTAGTAAAGGCATTCATAGAGTTAGTAAAGACATTCAAAGTCTTGTTGAAGAACTCATTCCTGGTCTGTGGATCGTTCATAGCTTGCTCAGCTTCAGCTCTCAAAGCAGGCATGGACACCGTGACACCCCAAGACGGATTGGCCATCTTCAAAACGTTGTCATCCAGATAATCTCCAACATCTCCATCAGTAGTCTGATTGGCTTTGCAAATGAAGATGAATAGCGATTCATCGCTGATTAACTGCTTGAGGACCTTCTGACAGTATTTCAGCCTGTTAGCAAGGAATCCTGTTGGAATATCCCCAGCTGTAGAGATAACAAAAAGCATACTGTTACGGTATGCCGACATTGTTTTCTTCATGAGACCATACTTCTTGGAATTTCGCATGGTGTGAGCTTCGTCAATAACAGTAACATTCCCATTCAGAGAGTCTAAACGGCTCTCATCATTGGCCAATGCCTGTATATAAAACGAACCGTCATCTCCAAAATTAGCTGTGATGGAGTGTTCCTGGTTGTTATCCTTGATGCGGATAGACTTATCGTTCCAACGTTCCACATTGAACTTGATGAAATTAAAGGCTTCAAGTGCTTGCTTGACAGAGTTGGCCACGATATAACACTTTGAACCACTATCAGAATCTAGTATCTGATAAAGCAGAGCAATGGCAGCAGTAAAACTTGTCTTACCGTTTTTCCGTGCCAGCATTATCAATGCTTCCTTGAATCTACGCTCATTCGTCCCAGCATGATAGAACCCAAAGAGATTGACAACCGTGAAATGTTGCCACGGTTGCAAAATCAAAGGCTTGTTACGGATAGACATGGCATACATGTCATCTCCTTGCTGGTGGACTATAGAGTTCTCGATGAAGTGAACAGCAAAGTCCACTATATCCTCATCGAGTTCGTAGGCTGGATTCTCCAAATCCCTCAAAAAGCGTTCAGCAGCCAAAATCCGTTCTTCGTTATGTTCCTCTTGATAGCTCAGGACATAATCAACATAGGCTTTAGCTTTTCCAAGATTGGTTGTAGCATGGCGAAAGTCGGCAAAACGTTTTTCAAAGTCTTTATCCATCTTTCACCCGCTTCTTTTTCAGTTCATTCTTGAACCTCATAACCTCTGTTAGTGGCGAGCCTTTGTCTTGTTCGCCCACCTCACCAAGTGACTTCGGATTCAACATCAGCTGGTTAGAATAGCTCAAGATATCTTTCCTGAGTATTTCCATTGCAGTCAAGATTGGAACTTTGCGCTCATTCTCAGCACCAGCTTTGTTGACATAGACATCTGTGACAGGATAGCCCATGTCAGCATAGTCTTGAGCTAGTTTCTGGTACTGAAACAACATCCCAGCAAAGATATCAATGATCATTTCAAATTCTTTTCGATAGGTGCCCAAGTCTTTCATTTGCTTGACCACTTTTGACTTGATTGACTTCACTGTAATTGGTTTAGCCAAAAACTAACCCCCTTTCTACAAAATCGCTGAGTTTTTACCCCCTTTTTGTCTGACGGCTCCCGACTTGGAAAAAGTTCCCTTCACCGGTTCCCAGGACGCTCGAGAATATTTCAAAAAGTGGGGGGGATATCCATAAAATTTTTGAAATTCCTTCTTTCTCTTTTTTTGCCAATAAATTCCCTGACCGACAACCTTGTCATTGACTCTATCATGAAATGTATTATGTTTGCGATTAGTTAACGCTAAACAATTCCATTCTACGAACTCAAGTTCAGGATATTCAGACACAGGAAAGATATGATGAATCATTTCAGCTGGTACCGACAAACCGTATCTCAAACTTTCTTGACAAAGGTAGTCGGACTTCCTCATCATCTTGTCTCGAAACTTTTCCCACTTCTTTGTCTTCAAGGATTGTCTGACTGGCTTGTAATAATGTGTCATACGTTCCTCCTTGGCAATGCAAAAAGGACAAGTCAACGACCTGTCCCTCTCATACAAGAAATCTATGGTACCATAATAAACTCTTTTTCGTGAGAAAACAAGTACCCTTTTTTCTCATTTTTTCCGAGTGAAGTTTTTGAACTCAGATTTGTTATGTCTGAATACAGGATTTCTACGCTCAATAGCTTTTTGTTTATGGTAGTCAGTCTCCTTCCAAAACAATCCATCCGGTTTTTGGACTGTGTATCTTAGTGCATCTAAAATCATTTATATCCCTCCTCAAAACTATACCAATTTGCCCGTTGAGTTTGTCACACTGTATATTCTGTTAAACTCAGCGAAAGCCCTTGGACTGTTGATATAATTGCACCTGTTAAGATTTTTGTTTTTAAGTTTGACAACTTTTCAATATGACAAACTTAATAGCTAAAAAAATAAAAAGAGTCAGATTTTAAACTTAGCCATATTCTTCTTGAAAGTGACTTGTTTGTCTCCGATGTAGATAAGCGTAGTTCGTTCTGACGAGTGGTTGAAGATGGTCATTAAGTCGTTGACCCCATCAAACTTCTGGTAGTAGAAAAAGCCGAATGTCTTTCTGATTGAGTGTGCAGCTATGTTATCGATATCTAGCTCTGTGGTAACGTGCTTCAGTATCTGGTCAAATCGCTGTCTACTGATTGGCTTATTCTTACCCTGTCTGCTCTTAAATACAAAGTGATTAAGAGGTTTCCCTTTTACGAAAGCACGCATGGATTTCTTTAGTTCTGGAGTCATTCTGACTTCACGGAGTTTCTGGGTCTTTCTTTCCCTGAGCTTGATATCCCAGCCTTGCACATCCCTTACTCTGATGTTCAGGATATCTGTGATTCTGTATCCAGTATATAAAGCTGTTTCGAAGAGTAGGTAGTACATCTCATTCCATTCTCTCAAATAGTCTTCAATTTCATGGATAACATCTCTGTCAGTAATTGGATCCATTCTGTTCAT